TAAATGTTTCACCAATAGCACCACCCATACCATCACCACCATCCCCAATAGGGTCATCCCCCGCCAACATATCGTCATAATAAATCCTTATTGCTAATGAAGATTCAGACCCGTAACTATCTCCGAATAAAAGACCATGTGGATTATTTCTGGCTGAAGTATCCGTTGGATTGTAGTAGTCATTATAATGGTTTAACCAAACACTATAAAATCCAGAAACGGCTTTTTTAAAGGCTATCTCAACTAAATACCAAGTTCCAATGCTAAGGTCATGTGTAGCTAATTCTTGACTAACACCAACATAATCGTTAACATATAAACGATACTTTCCATCCGCATTTTTAGTAAGGTATAAACCGAAAAGTCCATTTCCATCAGAATCTACTATTCGTATCAATCCTATAGTATCATCAGTATATATATCTCCTGACTCAATTTTAAACCATGTTCGATAATGCAATGGATTGTAAGTTCCAATATATTTTCTACACCAAACTATACCACAACCACCAGCCGCTTGGTACATGTTTCCCCCATAATCACCGTTCTTTTTAGATGCAACATCAGCATTAAAAGTCGCAGAACCAGTAGCGGTAACTGTCCAGCTATTACTATTCCAACTTTCAAAATCTTCAGTAAAAACAACAGTCATCTTTATCACACCTTATTATTAAGTGCATCCTTCAAAGTTTTCAGTATTAACGGTCTCAACTCTTCCTTATCCGCTTTAGTCTTAACATCTCCAAAACTTAATGTAACATTATAGTAATGTTTTGGAAATCCACGTTCTTGTTGTGGAGTCGTATCTCCTCTGTCTGGTCTGGATATTACGTCTCCAGCATGAACAATAGCGGGTCCAGTCCGTTGAACCATTCGAGTTCCATACTGGTAAGATGGAGCTTCTGTATATACTGCCGCCGCCAATCCCATACCAGCTCCAGCCGCCGCAATCATTACACCCAAATTTGCTACCGCAGTTAAATCTCCAAGAGCCGCCCTTACAGCTATGTAGGCACCTGCTAATATCATAAGTGCCGCCGCAACTCCAAGTATTGGTTTTGCTAATGGACCAAGTCTTTCAGCTATTTGTAAGAAAATGAAGAAGCTCATAATCATTGGAGCCATTGAAGCTTGAACTACTTGAATTGCTCCAGCCCAAGTAAACATCATTGTAGTGGCATATCCACCATGAAGTACAAAAGCATCCATAACAGATGTTGTACTCAACAATGATAATTGTAACATGTTATATGCAGTAGATAAAAGAAATGTAACCCCTCTCATCATTATTATTGCTGTAATTCCAGATGCTAAAACAGCTATAAATCGTAGAAGCGGTTCATTTCTACTTATAACATTTAAGAAGGCTGTTACTGACTTAATTAATGGGTCAAGAACCACAAGAAATTGTTTACCTAACGTTTTTGTTACTGATTGGAGTGCTCTATCAAACCCTCTCATTGCACTTCTTCCTTCTCTAGTAGTTGCAATTATATTTTTAATACCCATAGTTATTAACGTGGCTACAGCCACATACATTAATCCAGCACCAAAAGTCCGTGTCATTTGTCTCTGTAAATCTCGCTGTTGCCTCATCAACTTAGTTATGTTACGTCCAACTTGTCTAGTAGCTTGGTCAGTATAATTTGCCGCACGAATAGCCAAATAAATAATACGCATGCCCATTTTTAACTACCTACCCATACAGTATTAATTGCTTTGGTAAGTCCTTCTTGAATTATATGGTCCAATTCATTCATATGTAACTCAATCGCAACTCTAAGAAAAGGTCTTTCTCCTTTACTCAAGTTTCTACCAGTTCCATCATGAACTGATTCAGCATAATTACAACCATTATGAGTTTTAGGATTAACATATTCTGCACCACCAGCCACAATCATGGAATCAATTAATTTGTTTTTTGGTGAAAGAATAACCATCCACGTTGGAGCCCCCATTGCTAATGAAGATGTTTTCTTTTCTATTCTAATTGAACGCCAAAGCGTTCCAGTATCAAAAGCCCAAGCCATACACAATCCTTTAGCTTCTTGTAAAACATTCCACCACCATGCTTTAAGTCGCCATTTTAACTGTTTAGTTATTTCTGGAGCAAGGTCATCAGTAGCCTTTTTAGCTCTATATTTACTTCCAGAATCATTCTCTGTGAATCGCATAAATCCACCAGCTATACTCATTTTTATCTCCTACTTATGGCTTGTTGTTCCCGATTAGATTTTTCTGCTAAATATATTGCTAGGAAATCATAGTCTGGAAGTTCTGGACATCTTTTTACAAGTTCGCTTGGTGAACAACCAAGCAACTCACATACTACACCTTTAACAAAGCCTAAGTTGGTTCTAAAAAATTTTCAATGTCTTTTTGTAATTTTGTCCTTACATTAAAGATATGTGCTTGAAATGCCGCCATAAATTCGTCACCAGTATTTTCTTTCCACCATTCAGCAATGTGTTTAGGGTTAACTATAAGCTCTTCCATCAATCCATACATGCCATTTACATATTTTTGTTCCATTTCATATGATATTTTTTCGGGGTGTTTCCTAAACTTTGCAAGTTCTGGCGGAATTATACGTTCATATTGTTTTGCAGTTGGTCTTCGCACATAAGCAAGTGTTTCTCCATTAAATATTAATGGGTCAACTTTCCTAGAGAAATCACTAATTTTCTGTTCAAGTTCTTTAGAAGTTACCGCTACTTCTTGTTCCAGAACATCTTGTTCTTTTTCTAGTTCTTCTGGTTTACCAGCATATTTTTTAACTAATTCTCTACTAGCCATTTATCAAACCTAAACAAAATAAGTAAAATGAAGTTTATATGTATTATGGAAAATAAAAACGAGAAAAAACATGAAATATCTCATAATTTATAGGAATATTTAAATATTACTATATCCATTATTATAATGGTGATTAAGTTAATTACAGACAAACAACTTGAATATCTACGGAAACTTTTAAATGGAGAAATTACAAAGCAAGACAACCCCAAAAAATTTAGTGCTACTTGGATTAGAATTCAGAAGCAAGTAGATAGGAACATGGCTAATCTTATTTGGATTGTAGATAATTATCCCGAAGTGTTAAAAGATGAGGAAGAAGAAATAAACGATAGAGAATTGGAACGTTATAGAAGATTTAAAGCTTTTGCTTATGTTTTATCAAAACTTAATCCAATGACTGAAATTGAAGAAGTAGATTTGCCAGAAGTTCTAAATAAACTTTCAAGGTTATATCCAAAATTCTATTTCAAAATTATAAGGAAAAAACGTTAAATGTATCCTATAGTTTGGTTAGTGCCAATAGTTACTACGTCTAGGAGAAACTTTATAGAATATATTAAAAAGGTTTCTGAATGGAACAGTCTTGACAGTCAAAAAACTAAAGAATGGATTGAAAGAATTAAAACTGAAATGAACGAGGCTCATTATTTTGTTGGAGTAATATTTATCGAAAGAATATCATTCTATTTAATTTTACACGAGTTAATCCATCACACATCCGCATTTTTGAGAGGTTACACTCAATCTAAAATATGGAAAAATTTAGATTATTTAATTGACGGACTAGATATATTTTTATTCAGAAAATAGTCTATGGGTCTGTTACTGTTCCAGTTCTCCAGTCAACTGCTTCTCCACGAGCTTCTTCAGAAACAATATCGTTTGCTCCACCCGTTATTGGTCCATACTCATAAATTAAACATGCACTCAATATTAATGTGCTTCCAGCTTTATCAGTTATTTCTCCTTGCAAATCAAAGACTGTTTCACCATTAAACATATCAAACAGTAATGCTCCTTTACCAGCGTCAGTTTTGAACCAACGTCTAATACGAAAAGTTCCATGTCTATAACCTACTGCATGTTTTCCAGTTTCACTATCATAATGAGGTACTACTCCGCCTTCCTTCAGCATTCTAATATCCATGCCTTCAACTACACCAAGAACATGTGTAGCTCCACCTATATCTATTACGGTTATTCTCATCCGTTTACACTTAAACGGACCACCTACATTCGACATTCTTTCATGTCACCTTCTAATATTAAGAAAACTATGGGGAAAGATATTTAAAAGGATTATGATAATTAAGGACGTTTACTTTCTTGCTTAATAAGTTGATAACGCAACTTAGCCAATTCTAAAAGACGTTTTTTTTCTGGTAAATAACGGAATTTTTCCCAGTCAACCAAAATTGATATTAATGCTCCAGTATAATCTGTACTTAATAATCTTTGAATGTCAATAATCATTTCGTCTATTCTAACTGGAATTCTAATGCCACGCCAGATTTTTCTATTCTTCGATTTCAAAATCATCTGCACCAGTTATTTCTATTGTTTCTTCAACAACAATTACTATTCGTTTCTTTGTTTTTTTCTTTTCTGGTAAATGACATAATCCGCCTTCACAAACCATTACGGTTTCATTAACTTCTATTAGTTTTTCCATTTTAGCGTTTTTAAAACCAACTGGAGTTCCCATTTCTACAATTTGTAAGTGATTACATTTTGCTCCATGTAAAATATGAACTATTCTACCTTTAATTTTCTTTATTGTTTCGCTTATAGCGTTTCCACCTACACTAAACAAATATTTAACTCCTTGCTTTAACGCTTCAATCATTCCCTGATTAATTATTCGAATAATAGCCTTAATCTTTTTTCCAATTACTCTTGCTGATTCAACTATTCCAACTGGTTCTTTCTTGCTTTCTCCTTTCTTAGCAATTGGATTATCATGTTTTCCAAACACGTCTGTTCCATAATAAACGTTTTTTCCAATAAGACTTTTTGCTATTGCTTCTCCTTCTTCAATCCGATAAACATTTCTGTTTTCACTAGCCTTTTCAAGTTCCATAACAGTAGCTTCTATCCTAGCTCCTTTCTCAACCGATTCAGAAAACACTACTTCTTTTGAAATAAAATAAAAAACATTATCGTCCATTATCTTCACCCAAATCTCCTTGAAAACATCTTAAAGCCGCATAGAAACCACAGTCTAAACAAACATATTGGTTTTTTTCACATGGACAACCATGACATCCACCTACTCTTTTAACTATTCTAGTGCTATCACATTCTGGACATCTCATCTAAATCACCGCCATTGATTGTGACAATCCAAGCATTCCCAATACTTATTTCCACAACAACCAACTCGCCTTACATTTTCACTTCCACATTTAGGACATTTCATTTTTACTCAGCTCTCACTTTAGATTCATACCATTCTACTATGGCTTTGGTTTCAGCCGTAGTTCTTTTACGTTTACTATTACGCCATGTACTATAACAAATAGCTGTAATTTGTTTATCAGGTCTATCAGGGTCTATATGATGGAGTTCACTAATACAACGTGAAATAAACTTTGATTGTTCTTCTTTAGGTCTTGGTTTTGGAATAGGCAAATTTAATCACCTATTTACTTTGTTTTTGAATAAAAGCTTTGGCTTCTGGTTTTGAATCAAAAGTTTTAACAACTTTCCAAGGTGGAAACTTCTTTCCAGTTGCTACCATAACAGCAAACTTACCAGCTTTAGTTTTAACTATTTTATACTTCCCATTCTGGACTGCTTCTGAAAACCAATTAACTGTTTCTTCTATATCAAGAAGCATTTGTTTACGTTTCTTTTCTGGAATAGTCTCGTCCCACTTAGCTAGACAAAGTCTTCCAGAAACAGTTTCGCCAACTTCCACATTAAATCGTTTAGCCCGTCTCTTTAGACAACCAAGTATTCTTGCTCTTACTGTTGGCTTTAATTTTCCACCAAACTGTGAAAGCCTAGCCAATCCATTACGGACATGTGCGGCATCATGAGCTGGATAAGTTCTGTTTGGACCACAAAAAGCACTTGAAGGAAGTTTTTCTCTTCGTGCATAACTTAGTTTAGCTTCTTCAAAACTGTAACCTTCCAATTCAACCATAGCTTGTAGAACAGTCTCATCAAATTTAGTCATATCTATCACTAACAAAATAAAGGGGGAAGAGATTTAAAAAGATTATGGTGTTTACCTACGTAATATTTTTCTAGCCCAAGACTGTACTATGTCTATAATGATTATTGCTGGACCTACTGCTTCTGTTGGAAGACCTAATAGTGGCAATGTTTGTTCTGCCGCATTAAGAGCTACTTCATACTTAACTATTGTCGAAGCAAATATTTTAGCATCATAAGGCTTACCAGTCTTTTCGTACCATTTAGTTTGTATATAACCAGTAAAGTTTCTAATCATACCGAAGACAAATGCTCTACTATATGGATTAGCCATTACAGTCTCATAGAGGGCTACTAAACTTTCATACATTTTTTTCACTAAGTTTGTAGTAGCACGGTGATATAAAAAGGTTTCGTTTGAGTATTACTGAACAACAATAATACTTAATTAGTCCCATTCTTTTTCTACAACTTTAACCCATTTAGTATCTAATATTTGCTGGAAATCTTCTGCTTTAGGGTCTAAGTCCGTAGCTACTAAATGCCAATGTTGCTTGTTAGTTGCAAACGTACTATCCATAATAACAAATTTAGGAGTGTAACTAAACACTCGTTTTCCAATCTCAACCAGAAAATCCAATGCTCCCTCATACAAGTTAAACGGAATATTATGAACATGCTCCTTAATAACAATCATAATACGTTCCCGATGTCCCTTCAAATTTTTAGTTCTTAACACTACAAATGGACCATACTCTCCATAGATAACTTCGTTTTTCAAGTCAAGGTTACACAATGAACAGTTACTCATTTTAATCACCAACTTAATAAGACTGTAAACCACTATAAAAGAGTTTCCCTAAAAAAATGGGAACAAGCCCCTTAAAGGGCTAACCGAAATTTTTGGTGTTTTCTAGTCTATTGGCAGTTTACGCCAATATTGCCATTGATTAAATACTGCTATTACTTTGCCACTATCTTTAATTATTAACGTGTTAGGAATATCCACAGTCAATTTTGATAGAGATTTAGCACCAAGATTGCCCTTGTTAATAATTTCTAAGTCGCCACCAGTAAAATACTGTCTATCTATTCCTCTTGGTCCAACAACAACAACTATTTTATTCAACTTATCACCACCTTCCACAACAACTACAATACACATATACACACCCATCCTATATAAACATTCCCAAAATACCCCCCCAATCACACAACACCTATTTCCTAGTTTATGTGTATTGGTACTTATGTATTAGGTGGGAGAGTAGAAGATATATAATGTTACTTAATCCTTATCTTATTCCATCACGTAATATTATGGTACACCATTAAACATTAATTCAATTAAACAATACAGTAACAACACAAGAGTTTATGTTAAGTATAGTATGGTATGTTAAGTGTTATAGTTGAGTGCTGGTTTGGTGTGGTGTGTTAATTATCCTTTTGAATAGGGGTGTTTTTACCCCCGTTGATAGATATATTGCTCTACTACAATAAACTATGTTGATATTACCCCTCTTATTAAGGATAATAAGAATTATGTAGTATAATAAAAAGTTAAATTCTCAAATCAAGATTCCAAAAAAAAGCTGTACTTTAAACCATGTAATTTAATACACGATTCAGTACAGCTTTATGTGGTTCTATTTCCTTTTTGGGTTTTGTATATGGTTAAACTACGTACGGCTCCGCATTCTATACATCTTAAAGCTATCAGAGTATATCCATAAATACAGTCATATTCTACCTGAGCAGTTACGACTTTATGTTTGCACGTTTTCTGTGTTAAGTTCTTAGGTAATCTCTTAAACCATGTTTGCATTAATTATCCCTCTTGAGAAATACTGGTATTCTGTGTTATTGTTTAAGCGTAAGTATTCAGTTGTGGTTAAGGTTAAGCTGTAGCTTTTAGGTTTATGTTTTGGAATAAGTCGCTTCATTTTTGGCTTGTGTAAGTCTCTGCATAATAGTTCTATTCTATTTGTTTGCATTGTTCTTTAACCTTCTTTGTTGCTTCTTTGAATGTTTCAGTTATCTCTTTATAGTCTGTGTAGCAATACTCTTGAATTTTTGTGGCTATATTATCGTATTGCATGGATGTTTGCTTATTTATTAACTGCATAAGTATTGAATGTATAGATTCGTGGTTTACGTCTGAAACTACGGTTTTAAATGCTATTTTAGGATTGTTCAGCCATTTATGGTAATATATTGCTATTGTTTGTGTTCTAGGATTAAAATAACTTGATTCGCCACGCAATAAATCCCAAATACCACGTTGCCATATTTCAAATTTGAATTCTGTGTCTATCTGCATGGTTTCAATCTCCATCTTCTAAATTCTTTATGTTTCGGTTTTGCTTTACTGATTCTCATAAGTTTTTCTAACGAATTCATGTTATATTCGTACCGTTTTGCTATTTCCTTAAATTCTATGTATTCTTTAAGTTTCGTCTGCTTCAGCATTGTCTATCTATCCAACCGCAATATTTTGTGTATGCAATAAGGATTAAGCAAAACAATATGTTAAGCAATAATCCTATTGCAACCGCTTCTATATCCATATTTTTTATCTCCAGTTTTTTACGGTTAAGAATACGTTTACTCTTAACCATTATAAAAAAAGAGAATTAACAATTTACACCTTTAAATTCTATTTCTCTAATTTTAAAGCCGTAAAATGTTTCAATCCATTTACCGTTACGTTTTGCATACATGGTTTTTCACTTTCCGTTTTTTAATTGCTTTTATCGTTTCAGACCATCCAGTTAACCCTACCAATTCAGTAGGGTAATGTTGAATGATTTTAACGATTTTCTTTCGTTTCATTTTTGTTTATCTCCGTTTTGTTACGTCAAACATTATTAAGTGTTCGACTTTATAAAAAAAAGAGATTTTAGGTTTTGCTGATATATCCATCTATTACACTTTTACCATACTCATTTTGGAATGAAATAAATCCGTCTTGTGAATGAATATAGCTTATTTTTTTGCTCTTATGAAATATTTGTTCATTGTCTTTATTCATGGTTTTTATCTCCGTTTTGTTACGTTACTTTTTAGGTAACTCTATAAAAAAAAGAGATTTTAGGTTTACTGATTCTATAGGCTTTCCTTTTTAAGATATACTACGTGATTCGTGGTGTCTAATCGAACCGACATTTTAAGTTTTGCGTCTCTGATTCTCTGTCTAAAAGTGTGTGCAATACTTACGTCTTTTACGTCTCCGAATACAGAGCAGTTAATCTTTACGGCTTCACGTTTTGCGTGTCTAAATGCTTTAATTACTGCGTCATAATTTGCGTTTTGTTTTCCTCTGTGCGTCTTAGGTATGTCGGCTATTTCCACGAATTCAAATAGTGGTGTTTCCTTATTGCTCATTGCTTATTCCTCAATATATGTTTTTAGAACGTTTCCATTAACATCTCCAAATACTTCGATATTTCCATTAACCTAATTCGATATGTTCACAAATACACAACACAAAACTAAATTTTTATTTGTGTTTTTCGCTAAGTCGCCAGATATGGATAAATCTCCATATAAAATAAGAATATTTGTCTTTTTACACAAAAACTTAAAAATCCATGTTTTTTAACGTATAGTATTATATATGCCTCAATATCCTTAATTTATCCTTTAATCCATAAAATACGCTTATTTCGACTTTATTCGTTACGTTTACCATACACTATAAACTAAAAGAAACCATTACGTAATCTCTATTTCAAAAATACTACATTAACACATATTTAAAACGTTAAATTCGGTTTAAAATAAGCTTCTTTTTCCATTTCGAAATACTTCGACACCTACCTCTCCATTCAAAATTCCTTTTAGTAGTATAATACTAATATGCTACAAACATAACCTAAAACGTAAAACTTTACAAAATGTTATGTCTCTTATAACCTTTATGTCTAAAAATACACATAAACTTCGAACTTCTCCATATACACTTATCCAGTTCGAACTACTTCGTCTCCTTTTAATTCTCCATATCCACTTACGTTTAATCAAACAGTAAACGTATATTTAAACGTATAAATAAATGTATATTTCAATGTATATTTCACGGATTACATATATACATAGACACATAAGTAACAAACAAAAAAAAATATGGTTTTACGTGTTAAGCTACGTTTGCATCCGTGATGTTATATCCGATAATATGCTTGAATCTATTCCATGCTTTATCTAACTCTGAACCTACCGTTTTTAATGCCTCATCATAATCCTTAGCTATCACTTCATATTCAACCGTTACAATATACCTTGTCATTTACAGAATCACCCCCCTCAATATTTTACGTTTCAGAGTAGGTAGGAGAGCTACGTGACTCTATCCTTATTGGTTGATGTATCCAAGTATGGCATTCTTTACACACAGTTACGTAAATCTCTGGGTAATCATAATCTGGATGATGATGCTCTAAATTCTCCGTGTTTCCACACAATTCACATTCCTTAGCCAATTCCAGCTTGTTATTACTTATAAACTGATATGCCTTAATCTTTTTTGGATAACGTTGATTATATCTCTTTCGCTGTTCCTTGACTTTATCTGGGTTCTTATCTTTCCATCTTCTAAGTATTTCCATCCGCTT